ACCGTCTGTGAGAATCCGCAAAATTGAGAGAAAAATGGCCGGGAGACCCAGAAAACCAACTGCCCTAAAAGTGCTGCACGGAGATTTTGATAAAGACCCGCAGCGGCGCAACCGGGCAGAGCCGGAGCCAGAAACCGAGATTCCGAAGTGTCCAGAAAAACTAACGGTGGTTGGTCGAAACGAGTGGCGTAGGGTTTGTAGTGAATTGAAATTGCTGGGCGTTATCAGTTTGGCCGAACGCGGGTCGATTGAGCAGTATTGCCAGGCATACGAAAAACTGCACGAATGCGAAAAGGTGGTAAAGGAGAACGGCCGGTTCTTTGAATCCGAAAACGGGCCGAAAGAACATCCGGCAAGCAAAGCGGCAAGATCCTACGCGGATCAGTGCATCAAGTTATTGGCATCGTTTGGTCTGACACCAACGAGCCGAACACGGTTGGCTGTACAGAGCAAAGCTGCAAAAGATGACAAGGAAAACAAATACCTCGCCTAAGCGGCCGACGAAGTCGAAGTCACCCTTCTGGTTCGACAAAACAGCGGCCGAACGCGCCGTGAATTTCTTTCCGGATTGCCTTGTCCACGTCAAGGGCGAAAAGGCAAACACCCCGTTTCATCTGCACCCGGCACACGCAAAAATTGTGTCTGATTTGTTCGGCTGGAAACGCCAGGACGGAACGCGACGATATCGCAAAGCGTACTGCGAGATTCCGCGCAAGAATGCGAAGTCGACGCTGGCGGCCGGGATCGCTTTGTACTTACTGCTGTGCGACGGCGAGCAGGGCAGTGAGATTTATTCGGCGGCATCGACGCGAGACCAGGCATCACTGGTTTATCAGATGGCGGCCATGATGCTGCGGCATTCGCCAATGCTGTCAAAGTACGTGACGATCCGGGATTCCGTGAAGCGGATTTTGCACCCGAAGAGCAACTCGTTCTACCGGGCTATTTCCGCAGACGCTGAGGGGGCGCATGGATTCAACGCGCACGGCATAGTGTTTGATGAAGTCCACACGCAGCCGAATCGCGATTTGTGGGACGTTCTTGACACATCAACGGGGGCTAGGCGGCAGCCGTTGACGTTTGCGATAACGACAGCAGGGCACGATAGGTCTTCGATTTGCTGGGAGCTGCACCAGTACGCGAAGGGAGTGCTGGAAGGGGCTATTAACGATCCAGAGTTTTACCCAGTGTTATTTGCGGCCGATCCGGAAGACGATTGGCGAGATGAGAAGACATGGCACAAGGCTAATCCGTTGTTGGGCGAGTCGATCAGCCTGGACTATTTGCGCGGCCAGTGTAAGCGGGCCGAAGAGCAGCCAAGTTTCGAAAACACATTCCGCCGTCTGCATCTGAATCAGTGGACCGAACAGGCGGAACGTATTATCCAGATGAGCAAGTGGGATGAATGCAAACGGGAATTGTCGATTCAGGACTACTACGGCAGGCAGTGCTTTGCGGGCTTGGACTTATCGAGCACAAGAGACGTCACTGCGTTTGTGCTAGTGTTCCCCGAGGAGGATGGCGGCGTCACTGTCTTTCCGTATTTTTGGATTCCAGAAGACACGGTCGACCAGAAGGCCGGAGCCGATCAGCGAATTGTCCGGAACTTTGCGGCACAAGGGCACGTTGAACTGACTGATGGGAACGAAGTCGACATCAATCAGTTATGCCATAGGGTTATGGAGATTTGCGAACCGTTTGACATTCAGCACATTGGCTTTGATCCGTGGAATGCAACTGGCGTAACACAGGGGCTGAAAGATCGTGGAATGCCGGAGCACATTCTGCTAAAAATGCCGCAAAGTTTTGGCACGTATAACGAGCCATTTAAGCGGCTGATTTCGATTGTCGGAAACCAGAAGTTTCGACACGATGGCAACACTGTGCTACGGTGGATGGCGAGCAACCTAAGCCACAAGGAAGACCCCTCCGGAAATATCAGGCCGGACAAAGGCAAATCAGCGGAGAAGATTGACGGCATTTGTGCTATGCTGATGGGCATTGCACTTGCTACGCAGCACACACTGGATGCGTCTGTGTATTCGACGACCGGAAGCGGCGTGGTTCTGTTCTGAAAGGTACTCCATGGAATACGGCGTTTCGCTGATGGTCAACGCTTCTCCGATTGGTCCGGGGCGGTCGGACGAACACCTGTGGTCAACAATGGGCATGATGGGTGAAGGGCCTTCCCTGCGCGCCAAGAGCGGCAGCCGGGTCAACAGCAAAACGGCGATGGGATACCCGCCTCTCTATCGGGCAATCAATCTGATTGCGTCCAGTGTGGCAGGCTTGCCATTTGACGTTTTTAGGCGTCAGCGAGGTGGCGGAAAAAAGGTTGACAACAGGCATCCGGCGCAGATCCTGTTGGACAAAAAAGCATCGAGCTACATGAATGCCTATACCTTCCGGCGGACGATGACCGCACTGGCATTGCTGCACGGCAATTCATTTGCGTCGATTGATCGCGTCGAGGGCCGTCCAGATTCATTCGCAATATGGAATCCGCAAAACACGATGGTACGAGCCTACGAGGGCCGGATCTGGTACATTACTTATGTCGGCAGTGAGATCGTCAGAGTCCCTGCGGAAAACATGCTGCACATTCGCGGTCTCGGTCCTGACGGAATCGTAGGATACCCGATTCTGGAATTGATGGCTGATGCGTTGGGCGTCGGAATGGCGGCCATGGAATTCGGGGCGAGGTTCTTTGGCCAAGGCTCTAATATGTCAGGGCTGCTGATGATTCCAGGGCACTTCAGCGAGGAGAAGATCCGGAACACAATGCAGGCATGGAATTCAATGCAATCCGGGTTGCAGCAGTCGCACAAGGTGGCGTTGTTGCAGGATGGCGTGAAGTTTCAGCAGTTGCAGATTTCCCCGGACCAGGCGCAGTTTTTGGAGACTCGGGAGCATGAAGTCCGGGCGACAGTGGCAAATATCACTGGCGTTCCTCCACACATGCTCGGGGATTCGACGCGAACCAGTTTCAGCAGCCTTGAGGCAGAGGGCCAGAGTTATCTGGATTACACCTTGCAGCCTTGGCTGAAGGTCTGGGAAGCAGAATGCGAAGACAAGCTACTGACACAGCAGCAGATTGAATCCGATAGCCACCTGATTGAATTCAATCGGGAGGCATTGGTTCAAATGACATTTGATTCGAAAATCAATGGCATTTACCGACAACTCGAAGCCGGGTTGATTACACACAACGAAGGGCGTTCGTTTTTGAATATGCAGCAACTCGGGCCAGACGGCGACAAGCGGTACCGTCCGGCTAACTGGATGGAAATCGGAAGCATGGAAGAAGAAACACAGGCAGCACAGCCAGACACAGGAACACAGGTTGCCGCATTGGTGGCCATGGTGACAAGCAGCGTGACGAAGGCAATCGACTTAGAGCAGAGTAAGGCAATCCGATTAGCAAATTCTGCGGCAGCGACGTTCCTTCCATCGGTTGATGAGTTTTACGACACATGGACCGAAAACAGCCTGCCGGGCCTTGTGGATCAAGGCGTCCGGAAACTGATTGAGAATCACGCCAACGAGTCGCGACGGCAGTTGTTTGATGTGGCAGGCTGCTCAACGACCGAAAATCTGAAAGCGAATGTCGCGCAGCTGGTGGTAACGTGGGACGACCGACGCGAAAGCCTGATTTCCTCCATTCTGAAAGCGGTGCAATAATGCGTACAAAAATCGACATATTTACTCCAAAAAGCATCAAAAACAGCGGAAAATCGAGTGATTTTACTGTTTTCTGGGCAGAATCTGACAGCGGAATTGAAATCCTTTTGCACGGTATGGTGGGTGACGAATACACGCAGACAGATGCGGGTTCGGTCAGCCGGATTTTGTCGGCAAACAAAACGAAGCCCGTGACAATGCGGGTGAACTCATTTGGTGGGTTGGCGTTCGATGGACTGGCGATTTTTAACGCACTGGCAGAACATCCGGCGCATACAACGGGAATCATTGAAAGCGTGGCAGCTTCGGCGGCATCGTTGGCGGTGATTGGGGCCGATGTAGTGAAGATGCAGGCCAACGCGGTTTATCATATTCATGAAGGAATGGCTGGAGGGTTTGGGCATATCGCCGACCTTCGCGACGTGATTGATTGGCTGGAGAAATTTAACGCGGCTGCGGTCGATACGTACGCAGCAAAGACGGGCAAAAGCGTAGACGTGATTTCGGCAGCATTGCTGGGAGCAAACGGCGATGGGACGAAGTACACAGCGCAGGAGGCGCTCGACATGGGTTTTGTGGACGAGATTATTCCGATCACAAAAACCACAAAAGCAAAACCAGCAGCGAAGAACGACACACTGGAACGCAAATTGACAGCACGAATTCTGGCGGCAAAGCTGGACTGCCTGAAATAGGGTTGACAGTTTCGGCAGTATCGTGTAACAATTAAGACACACGGGCAGGCGTCCTGATTTGCGAGCCGTCCGAAACACGGTTGAGTCCGCTGAGTTGCAGGCGTCAATCACTGCGTTTTCGATTAACGAAACCGCCGGTGGTTGACGCTTTTGCGTTGACACTGGCAAAAAGTAAGGGTCAACAATGAGCGGAATTAAAAAGTTACAGGAACAGCGAAAAGCGATTCTCGACAAGGCAGAAGGGATTTTGGCACTGGGTACTGACGAGACACCAGTCACGCCAGAGCAGGCAGCAGACGCTGAAAAGCTGATGGCGGAAGTCGATGGAATTGATGCCAGCATCAACGCAGCACGCGAAGCCGAAAAGAAGGCTGCGGAAATTGCGAGCCGCATTCAGGCGGCGCGTAAGGCCCCTGACGATCAGATGACACGGCGAATCGTGAATCTCGGCGGGCTGGCGCATGGCATTCATGCAAACGAAGGCAAGCGGGAAACCTCTCTGCCGCGCGGTGTGCGTCGGGCAAGCGTGCGGAACTTCAAAAACGATGGGTCCGGAGTTGATCCCGCACTGCTGGCCTATCGTTTTGGCATGTGGGCAATCGCAACCATTAGCGAAACCAAGTCTTGCGGCTACCACAATCAGCAGGCTGTCAACTACTGCATGGATCAGGGGTTGATGAACATTTCGCACGGTGAAGCCGGTGCGGATACAACTGGCGCGGGAGTTTTGGTTCCTGATGAATTTGGCACGAGCTTGATTTTGCTGCGTGAAGCCTACGGCGTTGCGCGTCGGTTATTCAGTGTGATTCCGATGAGTTCGGACACGCGAACAGAGCCTCGGCAGTTGTCAACGCTGACGGCCTACTTCACTGGCGAGAACGCAGCCGGAACCGAGTCAAATTTGACGTTCGACAACGTTACGCTGGTTGCCAAAAAGCTGATGGTGCTGGCAAGGCTGTCCAACGAGCTAAACGCCGACAATGCGATAGCGTTAGGCGACAGGCTGATTGGCGAAATTGCCTGGGCGTTTGCCAACAAGGAAGATGAGTGCGCCTTCAACGGCGACGGCACTTCGACTTATGGCGGCATGACAGGCGTGCGAAGTCGGCTGGCGGAACTGACAGCGGGGACTGCTCCCGGCCTTGTGCTTGGCAGCGGGAATTTGTGGTCAGAGTTGACGCTGAGCGATTTTAACAACGTGGCCGGGGCGTTGCCGCAGTACGCTGACGTTCCCGGCGCGGCATGGGTTTGCCACAAGACATTCTATTACTCTGTGATGCAAAAACTGGCTTTAGCGGCCGGTGGAACGCAGGCAATGGAAGTGATGAATGGCGTGGAAGTCCCGGTATTTCTTGGCTACCCGGTTGTGGTTTCTCAGGTATACCCATCCACGCAGGCAAACAGCCAGATCCCAGTTACTTTCGGAGCCTACAACCTCGGGGCGAAATTTGGCAACCGTGGCCAGGAGCAGATTGCCTTTTCCACACAGGCCGTTATCGGTGGTGAGTCGATGTGGGAACGCGATCAGATCGGCGTGCGTGGTACTGAGCGGTTTGACATTGTGGTGCATGATTACGGCACAAACAGCGTAGCAGGGCCGATCGTCGGTCTCCAGACTGCGGGATCTTGATTGCGTTTGTAGGCAGCCGTCATGTTGGCGGCCTGTTTCTGAATTCATCTCCTGAAGGAGTTTGTGAATATGCTGAATGAGAGACTGGTAAACGATACGCTGATGATTTCGCCGCGAGCGATGACCAACAGCGCGACGAATACAGCAAACCTTGACACCAAGGGCGGAAACTACGCAACGATCCGTGTTGCGTTATCATCTGCCATCAACACGAATGCGGTCGGGCCGACGCTGGTCCTGTCGCATTCTGATGACACAGTGGTGACGAATTTCGTCGCGCTGTCGACCAGAACAGCGGAGAACATTGCGACAGCAAAGTCAGTTCACTACGGTATTGATTTGCGGGGCAAACGTCGATATTTGCGGCTGGCGGTGACAACTGCCACAACCACAAACGACAACGTCACTGTCTGCTGTGGCGCTACCCTGAGCCAGTTGGAGAATGCTCCAAACGGAACGACCGGGGTTGCTGACGCTGTTGTATTCGTCTGATTGTTTTTGGTGGTAAGTTGAGAGCCGGGGAAGCAATTCCCCGGCGTTTTTGGAGGGCGTTTTGTGCGGGTCAATGTCGGGTGCGGCGAAATCAGATTGGCAGGCTATGAGAATCTGGACATCAAGCACGGGCAGCCGTGTTTTCCGTTGCCGTATGCGGCGGGAAGTCTGGACGAGATTCGAGCCAGTCATGTGTTGGAGCATCTGACATTTGCGGGCGCATCACAGGCCATCGAGCACTGGTTCGAGTTGCTAAAGCCGGGTGGAATCATTCGGATTGCTGTTCCGGACGTCGACAAGTGTTTAAGCCAGGCAAACGGCAAACGGCTGTTCTATCTTATGGGCGGCCAACTCGATGAGCACGACATTCATCGCAGCGCTTACGACGCTGAGCGGCTGGAAGCGTTGTTGGAATCGGTCGGATTTACTGGCGTGGAAGAGTGGGTCAGCACAGACAACGATTGCAGCACGCACGCTGTCAGCCTGAACAGAATGGCAGTAAAACCATTGCAGGCAGAGCGGCAGACGATCACGGTAAAAGTCGGGGCGTACATCACGCATCCCCGATATGAAGCAGTTGCCGCGCGTAACGTGATTGAGGGTGCACTAAAGCCGCTTGGAATCGACCTGCATTGTTCTCAAGGCGTATTCTGGGGCCAGTGCATGCAGCGAATGTTTCAGGACGCGATTGAGCGGGGCTACGATTGGATTTTGAGCATTGACAGCGATTCACTGTTTACGGCACAGCAGGTTCGGGATTTGTGTGCGGTGTTTGGCCAGACACAGCAAGCTGACGCGATGGCGGCGTTACAGTGTCGACGCGGGGCAAAGTATCCTTTGCTGACAACTGGAACGGGCGTGGAAAATGAACAGGTTGAGATCAACGGTAAGCCGTTTCGGGTCACAACAGCACACTTCGGGTTGACGTTGATCCGAACAGCATCTCTCAAAGACATCGAAAAACCGTGGTTCTACGGTCAGCCGGACACAAACGGCGAATGGAACGACAACAAACTAGATGACGATATTTGGTTTTGGCATCAGTTCCGCAAAGCTGGCAAACAGATTTACGTGGCTCCATCTGTGAGCATTGGGCATCTGGAAGAAACCGTCGCTGTGTTCGATGAACATTTGAACGCAAAGCACATTTACGTGCATGACTGGCGAAAGGAAAACGGGTTGTGATAGTACTTCTCAGGATGTGGCAGGGCTTTCCGGCAGGCCGTGTTATGGGCGAAATCGGCCGGGGACAGGCAACAGAGTTGGTTCGGCGTGGAATTGCTCGTTGGTGTGAAGAAATTGACAAAGAGGACGTGAAAGAATGCGGCCATCACCCACAATCAAAACAACAGTCCAGCCGACGACCGAACCGATCACGCTTGACGAATTAAAGACGCGGCTGCGGGTAACGGGATGCGATTTCGATAGCGAGCTGAGCGACCTGCTAAAGGCGGGTCGGCAGCAGGTTGAGGCCGACACCTATCGGCGATTGATTACGCAAACAGTGGAATACCTCATTGAGGATTTCGCCAGCCTACTTGGGCCTATTGAAATCAGGCTGGCGCCGATTCAATCAATCACCAGCCTGAAGTATTACGACCGGGATGACGTTTTGCAGACGTATCCCGTCGGGCAGTATTACACCAACCTGAGCAGCACCCCTCCGGAAATTGTCCTGAAGGAGGCGCAGCAATGGCCAAACACGGAACTTTATCGACCGAACAAAGTCGTTATCACGGCGGTGGTCGGATATGGAGCGGCTACGGCTGTTCCACCTGCCGCGCGGCTAGCAATCGTTGAGTACGTCAAGGCCGTCTGGGACGGATGCGAGCACAACACAGCAACCTATCAGCGGCTTGTGAGCTCGCTTCAGTGGACAGCATACCATAAGGTGTGGGCATGAAGTGCAACGGCAGAGCAAAACGAAATTACGGGCAGAAAATCACGATTCAGCGATTGGCGGGAGCTCCTGACGCTGCAGGACATATTG